GCCAAGACTTGATGAAGCAATATCTTCTGCGTAAAACCTACGCATGTTCGAGTTATATAAATCCCGACTTCCATGAGCAATATTAGTAACTGCAGGATAAGCATCATTAATATCGCGCCAGATTTCAGCCTTGCAAGTGATAAAGCCTTTTTCAACATCGTGATAAGTGACTTCAATGTTCTGCCTTCCCATTGGATAGTTATCTTGGAACCATTTATTCAACATTGCCACAGTCTCATAATCAGCCAAATTAAACATTCTTTTCTCCCTCTGTAAGTAATGCATAAATATGATCTAGTGCATCCATCTTGCCGTTATAGTAAGCCACGTCATAAGCGCGTGTCGCTGCAACTTGGCATCTGAAGACCACCAGACGATTGCGATCCGTTATCTGTAAAATCTCTTTTAACCTAGACATAAAGTTCCTTCTCCTCTGTATGAAGCATTCCGCTAATTGCCGCATAACCAAGTAAATCTATGTAATTATCGACTTAGAACCTTCCATGCTTCTAGCAAGTTTCACTAAAACCATGCAACTAGCAACCTGATAATCTGCAATCGGAACCTCTAAATAAGCACTCCATAAACGCGCAGTTCTTGACATGTTATCTGCTGGGTGTCCGTAATCCATTCCACGATCTTCAATGGTTGCTCTTGCTTCTACCAAAAGGTCTTTTGCGTTCATTGGCTAATGCTTTCGTAGTAGGCACGAACTGCCTTGCGACCATCGATATAACCATCGTCATAACCGCATTCTTGACCCCATCTAAATGCAGCGATTAGCGAAATTACCGCCCCAATCACCCCAATGATAGTTAATGAATTAATTACCACTTTTGCTCCCATCCGCCGATATCTTCGGCTTCATGGATTAAGCATGGCATGGTTGAGACTCAGAACCTAGCGTTTCAGATGTGATTTAGGTCTCTTTTTTAGCCGTAAGTTTTTCCGTAGACTGTAAATGAGCCGTCTTTATTGATTGGAATGAGCATAGGCGAAAGGTTCTTGCCATAGGTTTCTAAGATAGCCACGCTCATCTGCCAATTAGCGGCTCCAGCCTTCAAATAAGAGGCTTTACGCTTATCCATAACATTACCTGCCTCTACGCCCCATAAAGTCCTGTATGAGCCCCCTATGCCCTCAGAATAGGCACTAATGCCAGCCCTATGGGTATGTCCGCAAACTGCTGATTTTCCAAACTTCTTAGCCAAGCCAAGAGCCGTTAGCCCAGCGTTAGAATTCATTGATCCTTCATCGCCATGAACCAAAACCCAGTTAGGATGGAACTCAAATGGCTTCTTGTGGAAACGAATATCAAGAGACTTAAAATCCATGAATGCTGGGTACTCCAACTCTGGCAGTCCAATTAGGCTTGGCGCTCCTCGCAAAAGCGTGTGGTAGAGCCGATCTGTGTGATTACTGCGAGTGATATCCGTTGTTCGTAGATCCCACAAAATATTCTGCGCAAGTGTTCGATCAGCATCTAATTGTCCTTCCCATTCTAACTTCGTTCCTTTTGCCCATTTCGACTGGGCTTGCATATCTAGTTCGTCTCCAGTATTTAGCACTAGATCGAACTTCTCGCGATTAACCAGTTTTATGAGATTCTTTACCGCTTGCTCATGATGGTACGGAATCTGCAAATCGCTGATAACTAAAATCCTTGATTTCATCGTGTGTCCTTTTGGGAAGCCAAGTAGATCGATCCGCCAGATGACGTATCGCATTGAATGGCGATGGTTATCGCCTTTTCTATTGCTTGCCTTGCTGACCATTCATCTTCGATATTTTGAGTTTTTAATGCTCCTAGCGCATAAGCGCCCCCTGAGCCTGAGACGTATAACGGATCCTTAGATCGCTCCCATGAATAATCTTCGAATATTGGGTAGATAACGCCATGCACGATTACTAGGAATTCCGAATCGTGTAATGCGTTTGAACTGTCTTGCTTCATATCGTAACCAGCATCTAAGAATGCTTTACGCATGGACGGAATAAATGACTTAGTTATGAACTTATCTAGATCGCCGCGTGGCTTAGGCGGAACCCAGCCATGCTGCAAGATATTACAGCCACGAACCGAACCTGCGCCTGCGATAAGGTAAGCGCCATTCTTAACGATTTTAGGCGTTGCCATGTTAATAGGTCTGCCGTTATCATCTGTTGAAAGACTATCCGAACCAATAACTGCCCAGCCATCACCTTGTATCGCTGCAAGCGTAGTCATTTATTCTCCCTTGTTCGGAATAATTATGACTTATCCATTAACAAATCGTAGATTTTATCTACGCGTGTCTCTAGCCGATTTACCTGATCCTTAATCGAAGAACCGCCGTTTGGACGTAGTTCAGCAAGATAATGTTTCACTAAGAATCTGATTATTGTAATTATCCCACCCAGAAGAGTCGCGGCTATCGTTACAGCGATTCCAACATCCGATAAACTCATAATTCAGAGCCTCGCCCATATTCACCTTCGTTCTTATCTGCCCACTTAGCCACAGGAGCCGCAAGCGCGCCGATTAGAACTGCATATTCTGGTTTCATGTCTGTAAGTAAAGCAATGCCCATAGTTATAGCAGATGCCAAGATGGCACGAAGATAAGACTTAATCGCTGCGATGTTTTTATCGCTAATGTATTTTTTCATTTACTTCCGCCTAACATAGGGATGTTAAAGAGCGAGCCATTTGCTTTACTCTGTTTTTTATTGAATGAAACGTGCATGTGCGCTTTATGCGCATTGCTCCCCTTGTAAACGCGCCACTTCCAGTTAAGGATTCTGGAACATATGCGCCCATCGAATATGATGTATTTAATGCGATTATCTCCATTTCGCGCTGCGATACGAAGTTGATCTGCAAGATCACCCATGACGTCTGGTTTTGGCTTTCCGTATAAATCTCGGTCAAGATCAATGGCGCATACCCAGCCTTCATTATCTGGTATGTGATCCGAGTTACCTCTAGCGAGATGCCGAGCATCTGCCACCCATCCATCGGAAGTTTTATCTCTGTCTGGATAGTTAGCATTTACCTGATCTCTAAGAGTTTCGGCAGCCTTAACTAGTCTTGGCTTCATTATCCGATTAAGGCTTTAATTTGCTCATCTGTAAAACCTAATTCTTTCAATTTGGCTAAACCTTCTTTTCGGTTTAATTGAATTATTTCATCTTGAGTTGGTCCAGCAACATGGGCGGCGATTGCAGATTCCAATTCCTCATCGGTAACAGTTGAGTTATCAGATGTAATAATGATTTTTTTCTTATCATCATTAAAATCAGCCGAAAGACCTTGACTGCCTAATTCTTTATCTAATTGCTCTAAATTTATTTTCTTTGATGTGATTGCCATTTTGATTCCTTATCCTAAATTCATCACGAAAATTGTGCGATTTATAAATCTTGCAGTATTGGCATTTGTAGTTGAGTATTTAGCAGTAAAGGTGTTTGAACCAGCCGTTACAGTCATCAAATTTGCTGCGCTTGCTCGGACATAAGGCGCGTTTGAACCAGAAGCAGCAACTTGTAGGGCGGTCGTAATGCTAGCGGCGCGAGTTGTTGCGCCTGAAATGTCAAAATCCATGTATGCAGATTCAGCCGCTCCGCCGTTTGTAAGACTTGCAGTAACAATAACAAGTGCTTTTGTCCCTGTGGTAACTGTAACCGCAGGTCCAGCAGTTGCTAAATCTGTAAAAGTGTTTGATGTTGTTGTTTGATTTGATGCAACTGTTGCGGTGGCTGTTGTTGGAGTGGAACTTGGAGCAGTTGCCCATTCTGGAGCAGTTGCGCCTGAGTTTACCGTAAGAACTTGTCCAGCCGTTCCTATTGGTAAAGAAGTATTAACATTTGAAGTTGAAGAACGATAAGCAATTGCACCTGTTGTTGTTTGTGGATTAAGATTTTTTGTGGTTGTATCTACCGACGATCCAAGAGTACGGATTGCCGCAGCGCCATCCTTTACCAGATCGGTATCGGCTGGGGTAGTCCAGCCGTAGTTAGTTGTTGTTGGCATTCCTTCTCCTTTTTAGGCTACTATTGTAGCGTTAGTCCAGTCTAATAATGGGTTAATTGTAGTCCAGTTTTCTGTGGCTGGTACGTTTAACCACTTAAACGCTTGCAGACTGAACGCAATCGGCGAGACGTTTAAAGTTACTTGCAGTTTGTTAAAGCCAGCGCTGAAAGTCCAGCCCTCTACGAAGCCTTGAAATCTGCCGCCAGTCATGTTTGTAGGTAAATCAATGATATCTACTGGCAAACCCATAAAGACCTGTAAGAGCGTATCGCGATCAGCATCATCAATTTCTGGGTTAGTAAGTTCAAAAGTAATAGATTTAAATAGGCTTTGCGGATAGGCACGCAAGGCTAGGTAAAAGGCTGCTTGGGCTTCGGCATCTGCTTGGGCTTCGATGCTTGTAATAATGTTTTGGGCTTGTGTGCCGTAAAGCGCTTGGCTTGCAGCATCTTCGGCAGTCTCCTGCGCATTGGCTTTATAGGAAATAGTTACTTTATTGCGAATATCTCCGATGCGGCGAGATGTTGAAAGACCTCTAGATAATGCGTGATGTCCAGTTAATTCGGTATAGCCATTAACCGCAAGATATTCACCGCGATGGGTACTATCTGCATAACCGATGCGACCTAATGCATCCTCATAAATATATCCAGCGCCAGATGTGGCAAGACCTGCAACTAATGAGTAAACGTCTATCGTACTTGCTGAACGCGTTGCTAATTCATAATCGCCTGGCTGATCTATTTCACCGAGTCCAGAATTCTGCGCATCTGCCCATGTCTCTGTGGCTGGATAAGTAGACCATTGGATAGATGCTGGAACTTCATTCCAAGAGTTATATAAAAGTCCACTAAGGATTGAGTAAATCTGATTGCCATCAAAATCTTTAGATAGCACGCCTTCGGTAAGGATTTTAGGTAACTTTGAAAGAGCGCCTAGGGCTGTAACCGTAAAACTCTGAACGATGGCATTAGATCCGCTCATGGTAACGCTCTGGTTAATATCTGTGACGAATCCGCCAAATATAGGCTTAAAAGTATTAGTTGAGTCTTTGACCTGTAATGCGAAAGAATCGTTTACATCGATGGATACTGCGCTTTGATCTGTGTTGATAATTTCTACTGTGCAATATCCTGCTACTGGTTGCTGGTAAATATCAGTACGTCCAGATGTAATCGTTAGATTAGCAAGGGTTACTGTTGTAAACGTTCCCCCATCTATCGATAGTTGCCAGACTGGATTCCAGTTGCTCATCGATCAAACGCACCTGCGCCTAGTGTTCCGCGTGCTGTTGAATCGTTAAGAATTTGTACAATTTGGCGAGCAGTAGATTCTGAGTCAATAGCGCCGTTTACTGTGATGTTAATTGGTGAAGCAGTTGCCATTTCAGCGCGGCGAATTGCTTGCTGTTGAGTCAATGTCGAACTATATTGGTTTGCTCCTGTTAA